AATCAAACTGCTGCCAGCACCACTGTTGCATATCCTGTCACATTCAACACCACAGACTTCACAAACGGCGTCACCATGGTCAGCGGCAGTCGCATGACGGTGGCAGTTGATGGCCTGTGGAACATCCAGTTTTCCATTCAATTCAAAAACACCACCAACGATGGGCAAGATGTGGATATTTGGTTCCGTAAGAATGGGACCAACGTGCCAGCATCTAACAGCAGATTTCATCCGCCAGCCCGAAAGGGTTCTGGTAATCCAAGTCACATCATTGCCGCCTTAAATTTCTTCATTAACCTTGGGGCTGGCGACTACGTTGAGATAATGTGGCGCACAGAAAACACAGGCGTTTCCATTGAGGCTTTTGGCACAAGCACCAGCCCAACAAGACCAGCCGTACCATCCGCTATTGCGACAATGGCGTTTGTCTCCAATTTACCAACGGTGTGACCATGTACATTCCAATCAAACTGCCACCAGGTGTTTACAAGAACGGCACAACCTACCAGTCTGCTGGCCGCTGGAACAATGCCAACCTTGTACGCTGGTACGAGAACACGCTGCGGCCTATCAACGGGTGGCGCAAGCGGTCTGAAAGCCAGATGACAGGATTGTGCCGAGGCATCATCACATGGCGTGCCAACGGCGGTGATCGCTGGATTTCGGCTGGCACTCACTCCAAGCTGTATGCCATGAACGAGTTGGGCGTTTTGAAAGACATTACCCCCACTGGCTTTTCTACTGGATTTGCAAGTTCCACCACATTGGTGGGCTATGGCACAAACGTCTATGGGGCTTATGCGTATGGCGTGGCGCGACCTGATACGGGTCAACCAACCGCAGCGACCACATGGTCCATGGATACATGGGGCGAGTACCTGGTGGCCTGCTCCAGCTATGACGGCAAACTGTACGAGTGGCAGCTTGGGTTTTCCACACCAACGCTGGCAGCCGCCATTGCCAACGCGCCAACAGGCAACAAGGCTGTGCTGGTCACGCAAGAGCGCATCATCTTTGCTCTGGGCGCTGGTGGCAACCCTCGCAAGGTGCAGTGGTGCGACCAAGAGAACAACACGTTATGGACACCCAACACTGACAACTTGGCGGGTGACTATGACCTGGCCACACCCGGTTCATTGATTGCTGGCAAGCGAGTCAAAGGCGTCAACCTGCTGTTTACAGATGTCGATGTCCACACGGCTCAGTATGTGGGTGCGCCATTCGTTTACGGCTTTGAGAAGGCTGGCTCTGGCTGCGGCTTGATTTCTGCTCAGGCTGTGGCCGCCATTGACACTGCTGCCATTTGGATGAGCAAATCAGGCTTTTGGATTTATGACGGTTACGTCAAGCCGCTGCCCAGTGATGTGTCTGACTACGTGTTTGACAACATTAACATCGCGCAGTTGTCAAAGGTCTATGCGGTCCATGTCAGCAAGTTTGGCGAAATCTGGTGGTACTACCCAAGCAGCGAAAGCAACGAAAACGACAGCTATGTCACGTTTAACTATCGTGAAAACCACTGGAACATTGGCACGTTGTCGCGCACAGCGGGTGTCGATTCTGGCGTGTTCACTTACCCCTTGATGGTGTCCAGTGACGGTTACATCTACGAGCATGAAGTTGGTTTCGCCTATGACGGTGCGGCAGTTTTTGCCGAGTCTGGACCCGTGCAAATTGGCAACGGCGACCAGGTGATGAGCGTGCTGGGGGTAATTCCAGACGAGCAAACGCTGGGTGAGGCTGTGGTGTCATTTACTGCCCGTATGTACCCAACAGGGGCTGAATCCTCATATGGGCCTTATTCGGCATCCAACCCGACCAGCGTGCGCTTTTCGGGCAGGCAGGTCAACATGAAGGTGACAGGCAACACTTTGGCCGATTGGCGAGTTGGCGTGATGCGGCTTGACGCTGTGGCCTCTGGCAAGAGATGAGCGACCTTGAGCATTTGGAGAGACTGCGCCACCATGTGGAGGCCGCATTAGAATACTCTGGAGGCACACACCATTTTGTTGATGTCGTCGAAATGGTCAAGCAGAACAAGTTGCAGGTATGGCCTGCGGTGGATTCTGTGGTGCTAACTGAGATCATTGTCTATCCCAGGCTGAAGAATTTGCATTACTTCTTGGCTGGTGGCGACCTAGATGAACTCTCACGGATGCGACCGATGATCGAATCCTGGGGCAAGTCATTGGGCTGCACCAGGGTGTCATTGGCAGGCCGAAGGGGCTGGGCCAAGACATTTTTAAAAGATGAAGGATACAGTCCACAGTGGACTGTATTGGCAAAGACACTTTAGGGGTAAATCATGGCAATTGCACTTCCAACAGGCTGGACAGGCTACACGCCGCAGCAAAAGATTTCTTGGTTCAACGCCAACAGGATCACGCCTGCTCAGTTGCTGGGTGAAGGTGTGCCAGCGTCTGACATCAACTACATGCTGCAAAACGGCTACACCGCTGGCGGCCAAGCCGCTGGCTCAAGTGTTGGATTGACGCTACCCCAAGGCTGGCAAAACTACACGCCAGACCAGAAAATTTTTTGGTTCAATGCAAACAAAGTCACCAGCACTGATTTATTGAATTTGGGCGTGCCAGCGGGTGACATTGATTGGATGAGAACGCAAGGCTACACCGGAACAGGGCTTACCCCAGCACAAATTGCCAACACGCCAGGTATGGGTGTCGGTGGAATTGGTGTTACTGGAGTAGTGCCCCCTGGTGCAGTCAACACTGGCACAACCACTGGCAGACCCCCTGCAACCTCTTTGCCAGGCTACACGCTGCCAGAAGGCTGGACAGGCTTCACGCCCGAGCAAAAGATTTCTTGGTTTAACGCCAACAATATAGTGCCAAGCCAATTAACTGCTGCTGGTGTTCCAGCAGAGGACGTTAATTGGATGATGAACAACGGCTACACAGCAGGCCGCCGACCATTTGCCAACGCCACACAAGGATTTGAGCAAAATTTTCAGAATTACAGATCAATCCCTATTGGTGCGCAGTACAACCCCAACGTCACTGCCTTTGGTGAATCGCCTTACAGCCAAATTCAGACGCAGACGCGGCCACTTGGCAACCCTTACGCCAACTTTCAATCTGGTCAGGTCATGGGTGGATATGACCCCGGCATTTATGCCCGAGATGTACGAACTGCTGCTGCTGCTGATGCAGCGGCGGCGGCGGCGGCGGCTGCGGCTGCGGCTGCGGCCAATGCATCAGGAACAAATGCTGGTGGTGCTGGTGGCATTGGCAACGATGGTGGGGTTGGTAGCGATGGCAATGCTGTTGGTGAAACTGGCGTATCTGCTACGGGCGAAGCGAATGCTGGTGGCCCTGGAAGTGGCGGTGGCGCAGACAACTATATGGGCGGCCTAATCACCAAGGTTTTTGGCACTGACCCCTCTGGCCCTGATGAGGGGCAAATCAACATTCAGCGTGGCGAATACGTTGTCAAAAAATCATCGGTCAAAAAGTATGGCAAGGGTTTGCTGGACATGATCAATGATGGCAAGATTCCAGCCAAAAAAATGAAATCCCTTTTGGGTTAAGGAGCAGATATGTCAAAAGGCGGCGCACCAGATGTTACGACCAATGCGGTCGATCCAGATATCAAAAGAGCATTTCTTTCAAACTTCCAAAACGCTCAAGGGGTGGCCAGTGCGCTGCCCGTCCAACAGTTTGCTGGCCTTAACCCAACTTATCAGGCGGGTGAAGAGGCTTTGGTCAACACTGGCTTGGCTGGCCCAGGCATCACTGGCACTGACCTTGCAGCCCAAATGGCTGCGTATGGCGGTGTGTACCAGCCAGCCATGCAGACTGCTGGCCAAGCCAACCTCGGCATGACCGGGCCGGGGTCCATTGTTTCTTACATGAACCCATACACCAGCCAAGTGCGCCAAAACGCATTGGCTGACCTGGAGTCCTCGCGCCAGATGGCAATCCAAAACACGGGTGAGCGTGCAATGCAGGCCAAGGCTTTTGGCGGCTCACGCCAAGGTGTGGCCGAGGGCATCACCAACCTGGGCTTTGCCAAGCAGGCTGGCACGCTGGGCACACAACTGAACGAGAACGCATTTAATCAGGCCGTGCAATTGCAGGCTGCTGACTTGGCACGCACACAGCAAGCTGCGGCGGCCAACCAGGCTGCTGGCCTGTCTGGTGCTGAGTTGCGCCTGCGTGGTGCAGGTCAGCTTGGCAGCTTGGCCGCACAGCAGCAGGCTTTGCGCCTTGGCGGTGCGCAGGCTGTTATGGGCGCTGGTGGTGCGCGTCAGGCTATGGACCAGCAGCAGATGGACGCCATCCGCA